TGGATGGTTTAACTTATAGCAAGTTGCTGGAAGGCCAAGCAGCTGATGCTGAAAATATAATGAACTCTCTCAAGAAGATCCCGATGCCTCTTGGGAAATCAATCATTGTGAAGTAATTTAATGGCAAGACTTTTTATCACTCCCCGAGAGATCGATTTTATATCTGATTTGACAAAAGAAGTCAATAAAGATATTCGGGGGCAAAAAATTTATTATTACAAAGTGAGGGCAGATCTTACGAATGTGCATGACGTTTATGAAGAAGCTCCTGAGAAGGTTTTTGATCCACCCGTATTAATCGATTGTTCGGTAGAGTGGGCACCCCAAGAGATAAGAACCAATCGCTTTGGCACTGAAGAACATTACAATATAAGCGCCTATCTTCATTATAGGGATTTAATCGATCGTGAAATTAGCGTTGACGAAGGCGATTATTTCAGTTATGGTGAAACATTCTTTGAAATAACTCAAGTTATTTATCAGAGCACTATTTATGGTCAAGTGGAGTACAAGACTGGTGTTAAGCTCGTTGCTACTCAAGCACGAATTGGGCAGATAGACAAGAATCCCATAGGACCGACAGATGAAGGTTACAGCGATCCTGACGCTACAGAAAAAACGTTTATACAACAACGGGGATTTGCTGAAAATGCCGAGGGTCCCACTGGCGATGTAAGGGCGCTAATAGAGCAGGGAAAGACACAGTTACCTCCCAAACCAGCTCCTGCAGAAGTTGCACCTGATGGGATTAGCTCTTCTTTTTATGATGAAAGTTAAAGATGGCTACTAGGTACGATATTATTAAAAGAGCAATGGGATCAGCGATTGATCTTGGCTATTCATCAGCAGATATTCCTGATGACTTTACTATCCCATCATGTACAATAGAAGACGTAGATCGTTCTCTTTTTGATCTTTTTAATGAGAGCTTACCACTTTTTTATACTTTTAAGAAGACTTTAAAAAGGGTACCTATAATCTTTGCTACTGGGGAACGTTTCGCTTTATTAACACGTAAAAAACCTCTTAGGGATAAGAACAATGCTTTAATTTTGCCGCTTATATCCATCATGCGAACTGGCATCGATCAGACTAATGCTAAAGGTGCCGGCCACATGCAGGGTGGTCCGATTACACTAGTGAAACGCCTGTCAAAAGATGACGCAAGATATCAACAGGTGATGAACAAGCTTGGATTTAAAAATAGCGATGGAATAGCTAATAGCATCGATGAAGGCAAAGAAGGAACAGCTGGAAAACTAGAGACATACCGCAAGGTACCTGGCACTTCTAGTAATCTTTTGTCTGGAAGAGTATTAGATCCCAACTTGTCTCAAAACATAATAGAGTTTATTCAGATACCGCCAATTAAGCAGTATACTGCGAGTTATGAGATTACTTTTTGGACGCAATATACTCAGCAGATGAATGATTTATTGATGGCAATGATGGGCGGATATACTCAAAATCACCAACGTACATTCTTGCTAGAAACAAAAAAAGGTTATAGATTTACAGCGTTTACCGATGCAAGTTTAAATCCAGGAAACAATTATGATGATTTTTCAGATCAAGAAAGATTAGTAAAGTACACATTTACGATAAGCATCGGCGCTTTTTTAGTCGCCCCGCAGGGCCCAGGTCTTCCTTCTCCATTTCGCAGATTTGTTTCTGCTCCTAATATGGCATTTGGTACCGATAGCACTATTGATGATTTAGTTATTCCCACACCGGCTAATATCATTAGTGGAGACCCGTCAGATTTTGTTTTAGAAGATTTAGACACAACGGCTGACGGGTACCCAGGGGCTGCTATAGCGGCGGATCCAAGAAAACAATTAGCAAAAAGAATCGCAATGGGATTTCCAGGAGATTCAAGTATTATTTATGGAAGTTATCAGATAGGCGGGCAAAAGTCTGTAAATGATGAGTCTATTTTAAATGCTCCTAAGGTTTTGGTGGCATCTAAAGACCCATTTACAGGCAAAGATAAGAAGCAGGCCTATGTTATAAAAGGCAAGACGACGAAGCAGGGAGAGACGGTTTTTCGGCAAAGTAACAACCCCGCTGGCGGCGCGACTAAGGACTTGGGAGAAATTACATGAATATTCCTAAGGTATTTAGTGAAAAAACAAAATAGTTATTAGTGTTACGACTAGATCTAGGAGACGCATCACATGGCAGAACAGACATTTAGATCACCCGGATTCTTCGAGAGGGAGATAGATGCAACCCAGAGGCAAACAGGCGTCGTTGGCGTGCCTGCTGGAGTTATCGGTACCGCAGAGAAGGGCCCGGCCTTCGTTCCCGTTACAATCGGATCTTTTGCGGATTTTAAAAATCGTTTTGGCGAATTAGCCGCAGATAGGTTCGGGCCTTATGCAGCTCACTTCTTTTTAAGAAACCGACCAGCCCTTACATATCTAAGGGTCCTCGGCGCCGGCGCAAATGAAACCGTTACAGACATCATGAATACTAACATTCTTGGTACTGTGAAAAACGCAGGATTCACCATAACAGGCGGGACCATTAATGCGAATACCATTTTCGCAGGTGCCAATAATGGTGGAGTACAGGGTCTTGGACGCCCTACATTCTTATCCGCTGTTCATTCTTATGAAACAACGGGATCTAAGGCAAATCTGCTTAAAGGTTGGCCAGTAATGGTAGACAATCCCAGTATACAAAGGCTATCATCCGATCACCAGTTATCAGATATAAATCTTCTTCGTGGTGTAATTTTTCCCACTGCTGATGTAAGAGTTCAAGTTTTAGATATTGGCGAGACTTGGAGCGATACGCTAGATTGTAATGCGAGCACAGGTACAACAGCAACCGGAGCGACTAGACAATATTTTAAGATTGCAATATCTTCATCTGCTGGGTCAACATTTTCTACTGACGTTGCTGGTAGTCCTGGTGTGTCGGTTAAGACTGTATCACTCAATCCCAATGATTCCGCATATATTGGTAAGGTTTTAAATACTGATCCATGGAAGTTCGCAGAGCATAAACACCTTCTCTATCTAGATTTTTCAGTTGAAAATGAATTAGCCCATGTAAGCGCAGCTCCTCGATCCATTAGTGTTTTGACCGGTTCTTCTAACACGGGGAAAAATGCACTTGCCGGCACTGCTAAAAAGTTCGACGAAGCATTTGGTCGTTTTGACACCCGCTATTCAACACCAGCTTCCCCCGCAATCATTTCGCAACCTTTTGGTAACATGGAATTTGATTTATTCACTATCGAAGCGCTATCTGACGGCGCGTGGGCAAATGATAAGCTTAAAGTCTCTATAGCTAATTTACGAGCATCTACTGATAAGAGCAATCCTTATGGTACATTCGAGGTTCAAGTAAGAAGATTTGGTGATAATGATTTTGAGCCTGAAGTATTAGAAAGCTTTCCAGATTGTTCTCTTGATCGTAATGCAGACAACTTTGTTGCTAGAAAGATCGGTGACTATAAGGTTTCCTATTCATTTGATGCTGATATAACTGATGAGCGCCGACTAGTCGTTGAGGGTCGAAATCCCAACAAGTCGCTATTCATTCGGGTAGTGATGAGCGAAGATTTTGAAGCTGGAGCCATTCCTGGTGAAGCGCTTCCATTTGGTTTTCGTGGGATTAATGTTATAAAAACTAGCGATACTCTAACAGACGACGCCATCGTTGCTCTAGAGGTAGATAGCATCCGGATTGGAGATGTAGGTAATACTAGATTATTCGGAGGTGGTTTAACAAGCTGGGCTAATGATTCACATCTTTCTTCATCTATTGCTCCACCTTTGCCTTTACGATATAAGATCACTAGGGGTGCTGTTAGCACATCACCAACTTACAGTGGGCAATCTGGGAATGCTGAAAGAGTAGATTCCAGGCTCTATTGGGGACTTAAAACGACAAAGTTACCTGAATCTGGTACGGTGGCAAATCCGGGATTAAATGCGAATGTATCTTATCTTCACAATCCGTTAATCGACGCTTACACAAAGTTTCAAGGTATTTTAAAACTTGATAATCTAGTGACTGGTTCCGGCGCTGATAATTTTAATGCTAATAAGTTTACCCTTGCTAGGGTCGCCTTACAGGGCACAGGTTCTGGCGCAGGGAATTTATTGAAGAACATTAAGGGTAGCTCACGAACTAGCATATTAGAAGCCGCCTATATTAGGAATGCCGTTCCAGATAGCGAAAATTATACATTGGAGGACCCGGGTTACGGTAAACGAGTTAGTTTCGCTACGCTGGTTAATTCAAGCTCAGTCAAATTTAACCGTTATACTCAGTATCTTAAATTTACACTTCCAATCTTCGGTGGATTCGACGGCTTTAATATTTTAGACCGAGACATGTCTTTGGCTACCGATAAAGCAGCTTCGACAGATGCGGGTGCTTCTGGAATATTCGGCATGGCGTCTGAAGATTTTAAGGGTGGCTTTATTGGACTAAGTGCTAATCCTGCTGGTACCGGAAGGTTGAACAATGCAATCTTCTCTTACCGCGTTGCTACCAGAATTATGACTGATCCAATGAGCGTAAGAAATTATATTCTTGCGATCCCAGGTATTAGGGATCCTTTTGTCACTGATTTTGCGGCAGATAGTGTAAGAGCTTACGGTCAAGCCACATATTTGATGGAAATTCCTTCATATTCGGAGGATGCGACTCGAATTTTTGGAGATGAAGACCGGTCGTTAATTGTAAGTGCTTCCTTATCGGTACCTGATGTTCAAGAGACATCAGAGACTTTTGAAGCTCGGGCGGTAGATAACAATTATTCAGCTGCATATTTTCCTGATGTGTTCATTCGGGATCCGAATACAGAGCGTGCCGTCAAGGTACCAGCTACGGTTCCAGCTCTGAGTGCGCTTGGGTATAATGATGCCGTTGCTTATCCGTGGTTCGCTCCGGCTGGATTTAACCGCGGTGGCTTATCTGAAGTTGTTAATACTGACGTTAGGCTAAACGCTGGTAATCGAGATACGTTATACGATGCCAGAATTAATCCAATTGCGAATTTCGCAGATGGCACATACGTGATTTTTGGACAAAAGACTCTTCAATTAGCACAATCAGCTCTTGATAGAGTGAATGTCCGAAGAATGCTTCTTGAAGTTAAGAGACAAGTTGTTGATGTGGCTGACAGGTTACTTTTTGAGCCAAATAATGCAACGACTAGAGGAAGATTTATTTCTCAGGTTACTCCATTGCTGGCAACAATTCAGTCCCAGCAAGGTATAGAGATGTTTCAGGTTGTTATGGATGATACGAATAACAGTCAGGAAGATGTTGAGAATAACAGACTCAATGGTAAAATTGTGGTTGTACCCACAAGAGCCATTGAATTTATCGCGATTGATTTTATTATCACAAACAGCGGTGTGAGTTTTGAATAAGACTGATATTTAAAAAGAGAGTAAACAGGAGTTTGATGCAAAATGGCTGAAACGATATTCAAGAGCCCCGGGGTTTCCACAAGAGAAATTGACTTAACGGGCCCAACCTCTACTTCTCCATCCGGTATTCCGGCTGGTGTCATTGGGATTTCCGAACAGGGACCCGCGTTTGTTCCTGTTACCGTTGCTACATTCGCGGATTTTGTAGCTAAATTTGGGGGAGTAAGTGCTGATAGATTCGGTCCCCTTGCCATTCAGCAATGGTTAAGAAACCGTAGCGCTGGTCTTTTTATAAGAACATTGGGTGCTGGTGATGGTAAGAAGAGAAACGCTGACGGTACGGTTACGAATGCCGGGTTTATCGTTGGGCAGCAACTCCCCCTACCAGACACAGCAAACGCTGGCAACTATGGCGGTAATCCTTATGCTGGATCAGCCACAAGCGGCGGAAAGGCCACTGTTGATTTAACATCAACGACAGGTGCATTTGCGGATAATGCTAGGTTCACCGTCAATGTGCCAGTAAGCCAGGGTGGCGAACTCGGCGACGTTACGATCCGGTTCAAAGATGGTGTTGTTGCCAAAGCTGATGATATGATTGTTATCCGCCGCGACGCTGGTGGTGCTGCTGTTTCAGCAGAAAACCTTGCTGCTCTTCTTGTTTTTGCAATTAACGGTACCGCGCCATCTGGATCTACTCCGAATGGTGGTGGTACATTCGTCACCGCTGATATTGCTTTCGCGAACGATGGTACAAGGGGTGTGAATGGCGTAGCAGGCTTGACAGCATCAAGGGTCAATGCGGTTGTTACAATCACATGTGACGCTGTTGGTGACGATGGTAATGACACAGTCTTGACAGACACCGTCCACACTCCAATTGCAACCGCAGCCGGCGCCTCGCCTAAGAACCTCGCCAGTGGCCAAAACGCAAATGGCTTCCTTGGTAGGTCTTGGATGCTCGGTTGCATCATGTCGGGGTCTTTAGACAGCGACTATATTTCTTCTGCCGGCCTTTCAACGACATTAAATAATTCTCGTGTCTCACCCTTAGATTCAGCAGCCAACCGTGCTGGAGCTGCAGTAAATCAGCATACTATTCTACGTGGTATTCTTTTAGCTCCCTCTGGGGTTGTTCCCGCATTATCAGCGTCAAGACCGGCAGACGGCAACTGGTCTGGTAACAATGTTCCCCTGGGTTCTTCTGCTGCGCGCGAATTGGCTGGATCAAACGTGTTTGGCGATGACTTTTCTGATAACGCTGGCTCTACTTTGGGCGGTGTTAATATCACAAATGGTAAGCAGGAATTTGTTTTATACCTTAATGGCCACACGCACACAGCTGCGAACCCAACGATTCTAACTGCTTCATTCGATCCACAGGCACCGAATTATCTCTCAAGAGTATTGAATACAGATCCTCAGCGTACACAAATTACTGGTCATTGCTTATATGCAGATTTTCCAGTATATTCCGCCATGGCGGTCCCCACAGGATCAGCATTAGTGACGAATGCCATGGCTAGAGATACCTTGGGCATGGCTGGTCGGTCTATCAATACATCAACAGGCATCCAGACAGAGGATATCGCGTTTCTTGTAACATCTTCCTTGGGAAGAAATGTGGGAAATACAACAAAGCCAAATTACGAAAATTTCCAAAATAGGTTTGCAGCTGCTGTTTCTCCTTATATCGTTTCGCAGGAGTTCGGCGGTAAACGACAGAATCTTTTTAGAGTACATTCGCTTGATGATGGAGCGATTGGTAATACCAAGGTTAAGATTTCTATTGAGAATATACTCAAGTCTAAGAACAAGGTCGCGCCCTATGGACAATTTGACCTCTTAGTCAGAGATTTCAACGATTCAGACTCTAATCCTGTAGTATTAGAGAAATTTACAAGACTTAACTTAGATCCGAACAGCGAGAGGTATATCCCTCGTGTGATTGGTGATCAGCATTTACATTTCGACTTTGATAAAGCTGAAGGTGCGCAGAAGCTGGTTATAGACGGCGCTTATCCGAATTCTTCAAATTATATCCGTATGGAAGTTTCAACAAATCTTCAGCAAGGTGCTGTTCCACCGGCAGCATTGCCGGTTGGGTTTAGAGGTGTGCAACATCTGGTTACTTCGGGTTCATCGATATTTAACGCTCCGAAAGAGATCTTCATTGAGGATGAAGCGGTTGAGCTTGTTCAACCCCCTGTCCCAATGCGCAGGTCATTATCTACCGGGACGGGCAAAAAGAAGAAAATTAATTCCGCCCTCTACTGGGGTGTTCAGTGGGAGTTTATCGATTCTGTCAAACAACCCAACAGAAATGTGGCTCACGATCCAATCGTGGCAGCATATACGAAATGGGCACCTAATCAGCTCACGAGTGTACAGGCAGCGCTAGTAGGAAATAACGAGGGTAAGTTAGATAGCGCTGGTACAATTTATGATGCTGATAGATTCAATAACGATTTATTCTCTTTAGAAAAAATTCAGGTCATTACATCTACACGTGACAAGGCATCAGCAGCCCAGTGGGCCGCAGCAGTATATCGTCGTGATGGTACACTAGGCGATCTCGCCGGTACCGGAAAGGCAACGAAGTCACCCATTATAACAACAACCAACTTCACAACTGGAGATGATTTTACAATTCTTGTACCAACCGCTGCTGGCGGTTCTGGTACAGCTGTTACATTTGATATTGTCAACGGAGCCGCGGGCGCCGCTGCTGATACGATCAAAATTGACTCAGCTGGTCTAACCGACTCGGAGATAGCTGCAGCCATAGCATCGGCGATAAACGGCGTCGCCTATGGCGCAGACATTACTTTTTCCGGTAACACGAACGGTGCAGCCGGGCTCGGCGTCCAGGGAATAACGGCATCTTCTTCCGGGGATAATGTTACAGTAACAGCTGATAAGCATGGTGTTACTGGAAACGCTATAACGTTTACAGATACCGCAGGTACTCTCGTCGAAGACGGCGCCGGAGTTAGTCCAGCAAAGCTCGCAGGTGGTGTAGACGCAACCCAGCTAGATATAGATGGAAATGCAACAACATCTTGTAGGTTAATTGATGTAGAAAAAGACTTTGGTGAAGCATCTGCAAGAAGGTTCTTAAAATTTACGCTCCCTCTGCAGGGCGGATTTGATGGTCTTAATATTCTGGATAAACAAAAATTCATAATGTCAGATGTCGCTGTCCGTAGAGAGATGGCTGACACTGCTCAGGGTGGAGTAGCTGGTCCAACAGTCGGTTCATTTCGCAAAGCTGTAGACATTTTAGGTACTAAAGCAGATGCAGATGTTAATTTACTGGCTATACCGGGCATACGCCATGAAGCTGTAACTGATTACGCACTTCAAGCTACAGAGGAAAGGTTTGACGCTCTTTACTTAATGGATGTTGAAGAGAAAGATAATCTTGATTCTTGGGTCACTGGGTCGAAACAGGATATTAGTGTTACGAACACTGTGAACGCGCTTCAGCTACGTAATTTAGATTCTTCGTTCGGAGCCGCGTATTTTCCCGATGTTCTATATAGGGATAATAGAAGTGGTAAGATCTTTAGGGTTCCGCCAACCGTGTCTGTCCTTGGAGCCTTTGGATTGAATGATTCAGTGGCTCACCCATGGTTCGCACCCGCGGGCTTCACACGAGGTGCTATGAGTGATGTGCAAGAAGCACAGGTTAAGCTTTCTAGACCAAATATGGACGCTCTTTATGAGAATGACATTAATCCTATAGCTTCTTTCCCATCTTCCCCAGGTACGGTGGTGTTTGGACAAAAGACGTTATTGGCGGCGCAAAGCGCACTAGACAGAGTTAACGTTCGTCGTTTATTAATCGACATTCGTAGAAAAGTTAAGAAAGTTGGCGATGTTTTCTTATTCGAGCCGAATAGGGAGTCGACTTTAGCAGCATTTTCTGCTGCTGTAGAACCAATTCTTTTAAGAATCCAGCAGCAGCAGGGTTTAGAAAAGTTTAAGGTTCAAATTGATACATCAACAACAACACAGGCTGATGTGGAAAATAATACTGTAAGAGGGAAGATATTCTTACAGCCGGTTCGTTCAGTTGAGTTTATTTCGCTAGATTTTGTAGTAACAAATGCTGGCATGGATATTTAAAAAAAGTGATGCTCTTTTAGAGATATAAAAACAGGAGTTAATAAAAATGGCAGAGACACTATCAGTCACTGATATGTTACCAAATAAGTTTGAGCCGAAAAGAAAATTTCGGTGGGTCTTCGCAATAGAGGGAATTGATGCTTTCCTTATCAAGACTGCAAACAGGCCCACGATTAATACATCGGAGCAGGAAATCAACTATATGAACAGTAGTAGATTTATAGCTGGCAAGACTAAGTTCGACACAGTCAGTTGCACGCTACATGATCCAATCGCACCCTCAGGTGCACAGCAAGTTATGGAATGGGTACGTACTCACTATGAGTCTGTTTCAGGTCGCGGAGGTTATGCAGATTTTTATAAGAGGGATTGCCAGCTTAAACTGCTTGACCCAGTGGGGACTGTTGTAGAGTTATGGGATATGAAGGGCTGTTTTCTTACTTCGGCTGGATTCGGTGATTTAGACTATGGTGGTGAAGAACCCTTGGAGATTTCGTTAACTATTCGCTTTGACAACTGCGTACTCCAGTACTAAGACTAGTGTTAGGTCAATTTTTAATTTTTAAAAGTTGATTCGACTAAAACTAAAAGAAGAGCATCAAACTGCCTCACGTATGTGAGGCAGTTTTGTTTTTAACTTTTTTCATTCTTTATTAATTTTACATAACTGTGTTTTTTCTATTTTTTTATATTAGCATTGAATGATGAGGAGCAATATGTCAGAAGACAATAAGACACCAACCCCGGCTCAAGCACAAGAGAGAAGTGAGATTTTTGGATCTATGAAGGGCGCCATTCCACACCGGAATGTGATGCAGGAAGATTTTGGTTTTGAAATACCGGTTGAGAGTGTTCCATTACCTTCACTCGGTAAGACCTATGATGCTGAATCGCCACTTCATGGTTGCGAGACTATCGATATTCGCTCTATGACAGCTCGTGAGGAAGATATTTTAACATCTAGGGCTTTGATCAAAAAAGGGACTGTTATTACTCATCTCTTAAAGTCATGTATGATCGATAAAAGAATTGATCCTGACAGTATGTTATCTGGTGACAGAAACGCAGTTATGACTGCATTACGTATTACGGGATATGGCGCTAGTTATCAAGTAGAAGTAGACTGCCCTGCGTGCTCTGAGCGATCGAAGCAAGCTTTTAATTTAGCAGAGCTACCGATTAAACGTCTTGGAATCGACCCGGTTTCTCCAGGCGCAAATCTTTTTGAGGCAAAACTTCCAAGAACCTCTGCGACGGTAAGGTTTAAGTTTTTAACGGGTATGGATGAACAAGAAATTACAATAGCATCTGAGCGAGCAAAGAAACAAGGTCAAAAAGCAGACAATTTAGTGACGCAAAGGTTAAGATACGCAATTTTTTCGGTTAACGGGATTTCTGATAGAACGAAGATCGATACGTTTGTTCGAAATATGCCTGCTAGAGACTCCCTATTTTTAAGAAAACATATTGACAACAATGAACCGGGTATTGACATGACAGCATGGATGGACTGTCCATCATGCCTGGAACATTCAGAGGTGCGTCTTCCGATGGGTGCCTCGTTTTTTTGGCCTGACGCCGAATGATAAAGAAGTATTTTTAGAGCATGCTTTTGCGCTAATGTATTATTGCGGTTTCTCTTATAAGGAATGCTATAATATACCGATCTGGCAAAGAGTCTGGTTCATTAAAAGGCTTAATAAGGAGATCAAGGATGCAAATGCAAAAAATGGGGATGCATCTACTAGGGCTGCTCATCAAAACGACGCGCAAACTAGAGAGCTTCAAGGACGTTATAGAAACCAAGTACCGGCAAAACTCCGTAGATTCACCTAATTAAAAGATGAGGTGATAAAATGTCTGATCAAAAAATATTTCTTGCTGAATGTGCACTATACATTAAGGGTGATCTTGAGACGATAAAGCTCCGTGGGCCCCGTGATGTGGTTAAAGCTATCTCTTCTGCTTTGGTTGAGTCAAAAAAGCTGCATGATCAATTACACGAAGCCTCTGATATGTCTAAAATAGTAAAGCAAGTTCAAAAAAAGAGAACGGCTGCTAAAAAACTGCAGAATATTACAGGGTTTATTTGGCCATTCTAAGGAGCATTTTCTTTTCAGGATATTTATATGCTGGATATGATGTGAGAGTATTGTGGCCGGTACAGACGAATTACAAACCCAAATAGAGCTTCACGCGGCGATTAACGACGCGATTAAGCAAAGAAATGGGCTCTTAAAGCAACATAGCACAATATTAACGGGTCAAGTTAGGACAGCCATGGAGATGTGCAAAGCCATGGACTGTAAAGATCTTGAAGGAATGACGGATCGGTTAAGCGAGATCAAGGATGCTATGGAGGGCGCTTCCGAAGCTGCCGAAGATATGGCCGAAAATATGGCTGACGGCGCCACAAAGACAAAAGATGGCGCAAAGGGAGTCAGCAAGGGTTTCCAGAATATGTCAAAGAACATCAAGGGCAGTCATGTAGCTGCCCTTGGAATGTTCAAGGGATTTGCCCAAGGGTTTAAGGGCGGCGTGATGGACTTAAAAGCCATCGGTGCCATGTTCATTTCTATCACTAAGGCCGCGTTTAAGGTGGGCAAAGCAATTTTGGCCATTCCTTTTCGTCTTTTTGGTGCTCTAGTTGATATGGCTGTTGAGGGCGGCGGCGGTGGCAACGCCTTAAGGGAAGCGTTCGAAGAAGCCAAGCAGACGTTAGGCGACCTTGCTTATGGCGAAGGTAAAGCTGCTGTAGATATGTTTAAGGGCCTCAAGGCAGAAGCTGGTAATTTAGCTGGTACAGGATTGAGACTTTCTCAAGTCTTTGGTCATGGTCAAGAGGGTCTAGCGAAGGCTTTAGGAGATTCAGTCAAGATCATGGCTGAATCTGGCCCAACAGCTGCCGAGGCTTTTAAGACAATGAGTAAATCAGCTAAGGTAAAGTCTTTGATGATTACTAAGGCTCTTGATATATCTGCTGAGAGCATGCAGGACTTTGCATTAAACGCTAGAGCAGCAGGACAAAATTTAGATAAATATTTGGTCGATATGTCTAAGCAGGTCTTAAGATCAGCAAAGCAATTCGGCATTAGCGCAAAGTTTATTACAAAAGATCTTTCTGAAATGAGTAAAGACTTTACCACATTTGGTAACCTGACACAGGAAGAAATGATCCAAACCTCTGTATATGCACGTAAGCTTGGTACTGACATTAAGGGCTTAAAGGGTATAATGGATAAATTTTCTGATTTTGACAGCACCCAGAGCGCCATCTCAGAATTAAATCAGACCCTAGGGATCCAGCTAGACACAATGAAGATGTTGAAGGCTGAAAATCCGGCTGATATGATAGATCAGATGAGAGAGTCTTTCTTTGCCGCTGGCAAATCTCTCGAAGACATGAATCGTCATCAAAAAGCTGCGCTTAAAGACCTATATGGCATGGATGATGCAATGATGAAAGCCGCGTTCGCTGCTGAGAACGCGGGCTTGTCTATGGAGGAGATAAAAGCAGCTTCAGAGGGTAATCAAGAAGCGCAGATGTCAGAGAAAGAAGTCATGCTAGAGCTAGCTAAGGCAATCAAGAAGATGACTGCTGGCGGCGGCGAAGGGTTTAAGGGGTTCTTCGATGCTTTTGCAAAAGGTTTTCGTAAGGGAGTGAAACATGCTTCTGAATTTCGCCAAGTATTAAGAAATATCAGAAAATCGATACGCGTATTCTACAAATTTGGTAAAGAAGTTGGTAAGATTTTTGGTAAGATGCTAAAAGATATGGGTCTTACCAAGAGCTTAAAGAAGCTATTTGACCCCAAGGACCTTATGAAGCTTTTCGGTTTACCCGGTGGTAAGACTGGGTTACTGGCAGTTTTTAGAAAATTCAAAGACTCTATTACTGGTAAGGGTGATTATTCCCCAGAGCAGATGTGGGAAGATGTCAAGACAGAGTTTGGTAAGTTTTTCTCGGGTAAGGGTAAGGCTTTAAAGATATTGCAGGGTTTCGTAGAACAGATGCTAAGGGCTCTTGGTAAAGCATTCGCTTTCTTAATAGAGTTTGCTGGCAAAGGGATTGTTACTGCGTTAAATCATTTGACCGACATTGTTGCCGGTAGAAAGAAACTCATATCTAGCAAAGTTACGTCGGGTATTGGCGGTGCGTTCTCTGATGCATTTGCGAAAATATTCGCTGCGCTAGCTAAAACGATACCCAAGATAGCCAAAGCCTTTGGCGCACTAATGACCCAGCTTTGGAAAAAGCATGGTCATCATGTTAAAAAAGTTATGGAGATTGCATTAACGTATATTTTTACGAAAGCTCTTATCTTTAGCATATACAAGGCTGTTGCCGGTGCAGCTGTTCTTGGCGCTATTAAATGGATGGCAATAAAGCTTGGGCTCATGGCCGCCGCGGCAAGTAGCGGCGGCATGGCTACGAATGTGGCTCTTGGAGCAACCATTAAATCGATGTGGGCTGTTGTAACCGCTTCAGCTGCGAGCGGCGCCGCGGGTCTTGCCATGATTAAACAAGCTATGGTTAATGGTCTAGCTTTGGGCGCATTTTTTTCAGGCGTATTATTACCGCTTACAGGTATAATAGTCATTATAATTGCCGCAATATCGCAGTTTTCAGCGCAGTCTGTAATTAAGGGTTTAGCTACACTTGCTGGCGCGATTATAGCTGCGAAATCACTCTCTACGATTATGACTGCTATGCTACCAATTGTTGCTGAGCTTCCCGGGGTGAAGGCCGTCGCCTGGGCAATGGGTGCTATGCTACTTGCCTTGGGTGGCTTGACTATCGCCTTTTTATGGATGACCAAGTTGGCCCCGGATCTAGATCCCACCCAAGCCGCCACGTTTTTCGCTGGGATGGGCGCAGTGTTGCTCGCTTCTTGGGCCACCGCTAAGATCGCACTTATGATGGCTCCCATGGCTGCGACGCTGCCGGTGGCTGCCAAGGGTCTGGCTATGATAGCTGTTTTCGCCGGCGTAGTGGGATTTCTTGGAACTAGACTTACGCTTATGCTGAATAAAGCCGGCACCCCAGAGCAACTCGTAGCCGCGGCAAAGTTTTTCGCTGGTTTCGGTGCTTTTATGGCTGTTATGGGTATCATGGTTCCCATTGCGGGAGCTGTCGGCGCAATCGTTATTGCTTCTTGGGGGATCGGTGCCGTTGTTATGCTGGCTGGTCTTGCGGCGATTATGACATTTGCGGGATTCGTCGTTGAACGTGTCGTACCTGTTATTGAACAGTTAAATAAGATAGAGATAGCAGACCCCGCTAAATTTCGTTTGAAGATGGGTGCAATAATG